TGATGATAAGTGGACACATACTGCTACAGACATAAGTAGTGAAGACGCAGATGTACAAGCTATTGCAACAGCAGCTTGGACTGATGATGTAAAGACTGCATATAAAACATTTACAGAAAGTCAGAAGATATGAGCCTAGCAAGAAACTTATCTAAATTCAAACCATCTAGTAGTGGTCTAGTTGAAACGGCTGACATTGCCGACAATGCCATAACAACGGCAAAGATTACTGATGCAAATATTACAACTGCTAAGATAGCTGATACAGCCGTAACAACAGCCAAAATTACAGATGCTAATATAACTACGGCAAAGGTAGCTGATGATGGAATAACTAATGCAAAAATAGGTGCTGGAGCAGTAACAAATACAGAAATAAATTCAAGTGCTGGAATAGTATCTTCTAAACTAGGTACAATCGGTGCAGACAAAATGCCTTCTGGTTCTGTAATACAAACTGTAAGTCTTGTTCATACTACTTTGTTTTCTACAACAACTAGCAATGCTTTTGTTGATATAACTAATCTTTCATTATCTATTACTCCTACAAATGCAAGTAATAAAATTTTAGTAAGGATGAGTTTAGCTTGTGGGCATGAAAATAATTCTGCAATGAATATAAGACTTTTAAGAGGTAGCACAAGTATTGGAAGTCAATCAAATAATGCGTCTGCTCAATATGATAGCATAGTTATAAATATGAGAGGAATAAACACTCATCATATATCAACACAAACTTGTGAGATTTTAGATAGTCCTAATACAACTTCAGCTATTACATATAAACCACAACTTATAGCTAATCATAACATTACATCTTGTATAAATAGAAGTACTGCTCAAGAAAATCAGACATACGCAAGTCCTCCTCAATCTGGAATTATTTTACAGGAGATTAAAGGGTGAGTGAAGATAATATAAACAAATTTATAACAGCATTAAAAAATCTTAATATTAAAGATTGGTCTTTAACTGGTGAAGACCCAACAAATGAAACAGAGTTTTTAGCTAGATTTAATAAATGCATTGGAGTAGGCGAAAATCTAAATGCAATTATGAGTAATGACCCAAGTAAGTTTGGTGTTACTTGGACACAAATTAAAACTGAGATAGATAAACTATAATGACTAAGATGACTAAGATGGTAGAGGATTGGACTCATGCTATTGACTCTTTAAAAGTCATACCGAGAGCATTAATACTTTTGTATATGTATCTTGTTTAATGTATGGACCCTATTACAGCTCTCGCAACTGCCAGTTCGGCATTTCAATTAATAAAAAAAGGATTCCAAGCAGGACGTGACGTGGAATCTATGTATGGAGATATCGGAAAATGGCTTGGAGCTGTAGCTGATGTCAACCATGCAGAGAAGATGTCTAAGAATCCACCTTTATTTAAGAAATTATTTCTTGGGTCAAGTGTAGAACAAGAAGCAATGGACGCTTTCGCCGCCAAAAAAAAAGCTGAAGCAATGGAAGACGAACTTCGCAGTTGGATTAATATGGTTCACGGACCTAACTCGTGGGCTGAGCTACTTAAAATGCAATCAAAAATTAGAAAGCAAAGACAAGAACAGATGTATGCTCAAGCAGAACTACGAGCAAAGATAATGAATATCACTGGTATTATTTTGCTTTGTACAATATTAGGTGGAGCAATAATGTATGTTGGGTATTTATTTTATTTAAAAAGAACAGGTGACTTATGACAAAGATGACAAAGATAGTAGAAGACTGGACACACGCAATAGATTCTTTAAAAGTTATACCAAGAGCTTTAATACTTTTATATATGTACCTTACTTATAAGACTGTGTTTTGGTATATGGGTTTAGACTCGCCATCTCTGGAACAGAGTGGTATGGTATCTGTATTGACTTCTGCTAATGCAGTTGCTATGGGTTTATTTATGGGTAGGTCTAGTTGATATGGGTCTTAGTTGTTATACTACATGGAACGGAGATTTTAGAGAATGTCTACTTCAATGATTTGGATACGTGTCTTGGATATGCAGAGAAAGTTAGAAGTCAAAACACACACCAGCAAACTGCGTTTTCCAAAGTTTATGTTACAACTTATTGCATACCTCAAAAGGAAAAGTAATGTTTAGTGCTATCATAGGTCCAATTAGTTCTCTTGCTGGTACTTGGTTGGAAGGTAAAGTCAGTAAAGCCAAAGCAGAAACAGATATTAAAGTAGCCAAAGCTCAAGCTGAAGCTGAAGTTTATCGTACCTCTGCTACATCTGAGATGCTTAACGAACAAGCTTTAACATCACAAATGGCTGGGTCTTGGAAGGACGAATTTTGGACTATTATTTTTGGAGGTATATTAGTTGCATCTTTCTTGCCTTTTTCGCAACCTTTTGTAAAAGAAGGATTTATTTTTTTAGAAAACTCCACGCCGTCTTGGTTCTCTACTTGTTTATATATTTGTATTGGTAGTTCATTCGGTTATCGCTTTGGTAAGACTGGGTTACAGCTTATGAACAAAGGAAAGTAATATGGCTACTCCTTTATGGCAAAGAAAAGCTGGTAAGAATCCAGAAGGTGGATTAAACGAAGCTGGTCGTAGGTCTTATAATGCTAGAGGTGGTAACTTAAAACCACCAGTATCAAAAGCTCAAGCAAAAAAAAGTCCTAAATCAGCTAGTCGTAGAAAAAGTTTTTGTGCTAGAATGAGAGGTATGAAAAAGAAATTGACTTCTGCTAAAACAGCAAACAATCCTAATAGCAGAATCAATAAGTCATTACGTAAATGGGATTGTTAAAGGAGATAAGTTATGCCAATGGGTAAAGGGACGTATGGGTCACAAAAAGGTAGACCTTCTAATGATGACAAGATGTCAGGTAAACAAAAGAATCTACCAGAAGCTTTGAAGAAAAAAATTATGGCGTCAAAGAAAAGAAAGATGAAGCGTGGCAGTTAATGAAGCTGGTAACTATACTAAACCTACAATGCGTAAAAGAATCTTTGCACGTATAAAGTCTGGTACTAAAGGTGGCAAGGCTGGTCAATGGTCAGCTCGTAAAGCACAGATGTTAGCCAAAGAATATAAATCTAAAGGTGGAGGTTACACAGGGTGAAATCTTTAATTGGATTAACTGACAGACAGAAAATAACTTTAGAAAAACATTCTAAACACCATAGTAAAAAGCATATGGACTTGATGAAAACTAAAATGAAATCTGGTATGTCATTTGGTAAAGCTCACAAGCTAGCACAAAGTAAAGTTGGTAAGTAATGAAAGCACCTCAAAAAAGTTTACTTGATTGGGGTAAACAAAAGTGGCGTACTAAATCTGGTAAGCCTAGCACTCAAGGTTCTAAAGCTACTGGCGAAAGATACCTACCAACCAGTGCAATAAAATCTTTATCGGACGCTGAGTATCAACGCACCTCACGCAAGAAAAGAGAAGACACACGCAAAGGTAAACAGTTTTCTAAACAGCCAAAGAAGATAGCAAAGAAAACTAAAGGACATAGATAATGAAAAAGAAAATTAAAGCACCAAGAAAAACTTTGTTAAAAAATATTGGTCGTCTTGATACTGGTTTTGAGAAATGGGCGTATGAAAAAGACCCAAGCATAGAGATACCAGCGTCAAAGGAAAAATGGGGTGGTTATCTTTTATCTCTTTATCAAGAATATCTTTCTGATTCTTATGATGCACAAAGGAAATAACTTATGGACCTAGTACATATCATTGATGGTTTGATTGCATTAATTGTTATGGGTGGTGGTTGGTTTCTTGGCAGTCAATCAAGAGAAGTAAAGCGTATAGACATTCTATTAAATAAAACAAGAGAAGATTACGCAAAGAGAGATGATGTAACTGTATCTATTAATAGACTAGAAGAAAAGATAGATAGAGTATTGGAGAAAATAAAATGAAACTTACAGAAGAATTTAAAAAAAAATTTCCAACCATAAAAACCATTAAACAAATTAATGATATGGAATATTTTATGCCAGAAGAGTTTTATGAATGGATGGACAAATGCCCTCTACATAAAAATTATATTATGTGTACAGATATAGATGACAATGGTAAGTACACATACACTTTTGATACACCAAAAGGAGATTATCCATATGACAAATTTGATTGATGTTATAAAGAAACACGAAGGCTGTCGCCTTGATATGTATAAAGATACAGTTGGTGTATGGACAATCGGATACGGACACAACCTTGCCGAAGGCATTGACCAAGAAACAGCAGACTTTATTCTTGGTAGAGATTTAGAAAAACATTCACAAGAGCTGGACAAACATAAACCTATATGGCGAGAGCTTCCAGACTCAGCACAAGTTGTATTATTATCTATGCAATTCAATATGGGTTGGAATAGATTTTCTAAATTTGTTAAGTTTTGGAAAGCAATCGAAGCTAAAGATTTTAAAACTGCTGGGTTAGAGATGGAACAAAGCCGTTGGTGGGGTCAAGTTAAATCTCGTGGACCAGAGTTACGACAGTTATTACTTGATATTTGAGGGGTACAATCATACTAGAAGGTATCATTCCACCCCTCTGAGTGTCTTTATATCAAGCCGTTTTCCTAAACTTTCCTGTTAAAATCTTAATCTTGGCATTTAGCCACACGAAAAAAGGGATACTGGTTTGATTGCGAGCTGAAGTAGATAACTCTGTAGTCTTTAACGCAGTTTTTACTTTCTTCTTTAACAAGATAGACTCTTTTTTTTTAGGTGGTCTACCTCTTTTCTTCTTTATGTTCTGGTCTAGCGACACGATTACCTCCTATTAAATAAATAATTTTATCGTTAGTTATAATTGACTTATACCACTCCCCACTTACTTTAGCAAAAATATGGCAACCCAATTTAAGATAGGTTATTCTTTCTGGCATTTTAGTAAAGTCGTAAACAACCATTAGTACTTCTTCCTAAACAAATGTTTGGGCGCACGCTTTCTAGCTTTAACAGATTCGTCGCCAATCCAAGCTTTTACTTTAGGCTCTTCTGTTCCGTAGTTATTAAATACACGTCCGTGTTTATCAAACTCTTCTGCACGTGGGTCATCTTCAAACCCTTTGTGATTAGTATTCTTTTCCTTTAGCTTTTGGAACCAACCTTTATCCCAAGTGCTACCTTTATTACTCGCCATACAAACCTCCTCTGTGTTGGCGAAGGGTACTTGCCTTACCATTGTATAGATATCTACTTCAAATAAAGTTAAAGTTTAAAATACACAAGCACCCTTCATAACTTTAGTTTTTAGTTTTTAAATTTTCAACATAATATCTATTTATAATATGCTTCAAAACTTGTGCTAATGACAAGTCAGTTAATAAATTTTTATTTATATACTCACGTATCTCACGAATCTGCAATGCAGACTCGCCTTCAAACTTATAACTAATTGGAATAGCAGTTTCTTTTTTACCAATCATACTCTACCTCCTTCCCATCTTTCTTAGCTTCATCTTTTGCCATAGTGTCAAGCTCTTTACCAAACGGAACCTCGTCATCTAACGTGTCCATACTTCTAGCTTCTGTCCAGCTTAAAGAAATGTTCACACCCTTTTCGCTAGAGTTAATCCACCCAGCTATACGCAACTTGTCGTCAATAGTTTTACCAGTGTAGTGTGGCTGTTTACTACCTTCTTCTCGCTTGTCATTAACAAAGATAGTGCCAACCTTTTGATAGACTTCTATATATTTTTTACCACCACCACTTGTATCCTCAATAAGAACATACCTATGTTGTGTATCTTCAAGCCAGCCTTTGCCACTCTTGATAAACTTTTGTTTATCGAATGGCTTGAAACAACTTGCTTTGCCGTGTTCTCCTTCACGATATTCTGGTTTTGCATTATAATCTTTTTCCATATTATCTCCTATTTGGATTAGATGATTTGAACTCGTCGCTTTCTTCTGAGGAATATACATCACCAGATATACCGACAAGCTTTAGGATTACCCTATCTTTGGCACGTTTTTCTGCCATAGCATAAGGGTAACTATTCTTATTATTGTATGGTGAAGCTTCGCCAATAGACCAAGCCACAGCATTTTTATGATAACCTCTTACCATTATTGCAATACATTTATTCTTGATATCAGTTTCAATAACAACTGGGTCATCAAACTTTATATTTAAATGGTCAGCAATTTTTTCTAATGCCTTGTGATATACAACATATGTTCCGTGACAATCCCACAAAGCTGTTGCTGGTGTTTCTCCTATATCTTTTAAGATACTAGAAACTTTTGCTGGTACTTTATTCGCCATTGTTCACTCTCCCTAAATAGTTATACCGACCCCACCACTTCTTACCATTATCAGAATGTTCTGGTGTCATTACGATATCATAACCATCATCTTTTAAATCAAATATGATAGCTGATAATCGTGTAGCTTGGTACTGTCGGATAGCTTCCCAACTTGTTATAGATTTATACTCTTTTAAATGCGCTAGCACTTGTGCTTTTTGTGATAACATACGATTACTCCTCAGTAATTTTAATTGTTTTGCGACCAGTTTTAGATACGCTGACAGCGAGTAGGTCACAATATAACTCTCTGTCATTGTCTGTCACATTAGATGTAAGAAACTTCTTAGCATCTGCATTTGTTTTTGCATCATAGTAAGTACGCTTGTACTCGTGTGCCATATGCATAAACTCATTGTCGTGTGACATATTTCTTTTAACTCTATCATCAATAGGTACTAAGTCTGATGATGGTTTCATTACTTCAAAGTTTGTTGGTGCTTCATCATTCTGCAAACATTCCCAAAACTCTTTAATGTAAACCCATATCTTATCAAAATAGTTTTGACTCCAACCTACTTTGACATACTCATATTTGCTGTTGCCAAAGATAACAGATAAGTAACAAGCATCTGTTCGTGTAAGAAACATATACAGTTGCATCTGACCCATATAATAATCAGATACTTTACTCATATTACTAAATGCATTTGTATGT